TAATTGACCGTTTGCCAGTCCAGCGGTTTTGCCTACTTTGCCTAGCGCGGGAACAACTTCTGTACCTATAGTTGTGGCAGTCGCTGAGATATCAACTACAGCATTCGATGCACTGCGACCAACCCCTTCAAATGCGACCTTTGTTCCATCGGCCGCTTTGCGAAATCTGAAGAAATCTTTGATGTTCTTTGTAACGGTAAGGCCAAAACCTTTAACGGCGCCAGCGGCTCTGCCAACCCTAAATCCAAGAGCATTTATAGTATCACTAAGGCCGGTCGCCACACCGCTAAAAGTAGTAGCCGATACCCCTACGGCATCAAGAACGTCTCCTGCTGATTTTACTTTAATGAGCCTACCAATTGCATCTACAAAATTATTGACAAGTCCAATATTTAAACCTTTAAGTAAGTTGCCAATACTTGCGCCTATGCCAACAAGCGCTTCCTTCAGTCTAAGTGCAAGTAAGGATTGGAAAGACAATTTAAGTTGTCCTATACCTTTACCAAATGCAACCGTATTAAATGAAGCGGCCAAAGCTGCGCCGCCAAGATTATCAAACGCAATCTTAAGACCAAAAGTCGCAGCGCTTGCTGCTAGTTGAGCGGTTTTAAGAGAAATCAGTAATGCAATAAACGGAGATAAAAACGATAACAGTTTTGCGATTGGATTTATAACAACGCTAACCGCCCTAACAAGAGATGTGAATATTTGAGTAGTTAGATTTACAATGTTAGCAATTTCGTTGAATACGCTGCCGATGAGCTCGCCTAATGGTGATTTGACTATGTCCTGAACTAATTTAGAAAATGCGGCCCCAGCTTCAAGTAAGGCTCTGATGCCAGGTTCAATTAAAGTGCCGATTTCCTCTAGCGTCTTAGTATTAAAATTGGCAATGTTATTCTGCAACTGCTGAAGTGTTCCGTTACCAGAGGCAAGCCTTCCCTGTAGAATTTCAACACCATTAGACATGGTATTGAATGTTTTAAAGAATACATCAGCAGTGATTTCTCCCTTCTCAACTAATTCACTTAGTTCTGCGGTTGACACTCCGAGTGCATTCGCAAATTGCCCTCTAAATGCTCCGTCAAGTTCTGAAATTTGCTGGTTTAATTCTTCACCCTGTAATTTACCTTTGCTTAAAACCTGAGCGAAAGCCTCAAGCAATCTTCCTGATTCTTCCGTGGACAAGCCTAGCGTTTGAGTTCTAGCAGTTAGATTGCTGATGAATTTATCAGTCTCAGCAGAGGATGCTCCAAGATTTTTAAGAGATGGTACGATTCTTCGATATGATTTCTCTACTTGCTCAATTGGCGCACCCAAAGATTCTGCAGTCTCCGCAGCCTGAACAAAGAATTTAGCACTATCCGACGCACTAACCCCAACATTTTTCAAAGCCAGATCAAAGGCTTCGATTGCCTTCAATCTTCTTACAACTTGATCTACAGAACCAGTTACTTGAGCGAAAGCTGAGGTTATGGCGGTAATGCCAGCTTGTACTGTAGCTAATCTATTGAATGCAGTGATCAGGTTGAAAGTTTTAGGACTTGCCTTCCCGATTTCGTCACCCAGCCTCCTTACGTTTTCCGCTGCCTGTCGTTGTGCATCACTCCCTACCCTTAAGGTCTCAGCAAGCCTTTGTTGCTCCTGCTGTTGCTGTCTCAGTGCAGCAACACTACCTTCTTCAATCCCTTTGGCTTTATTGATTTCCTGATTATACCTACTAATTTCATTGGTAAGCTCCCTTCTTGCGTCAGCAGAAAGGTTCTCTATCTGAAGCCTTCTTTCTGCATCTCTGACATTGAACCCGATATCCGCAATACTGCCAGCTTCTATTCCTTGAGCTCTTCGAAGAGCAACATTTAATTGATTTATGATTTCAGTCTGTCTTTGATATTGAGAATTTTCTTTGTTTAAACTTGCTTGTATTTGCTTGGCTTGATTTAATCTCTGGCGAATATTTGTTAAACTATCCCGATCTGCTTTTGCTCTTTGCTCAATTGCTCTTCTTAATTTTCCTTCTGCTTTTTCAGCATCAGTTAAAACATTGCGAAGTTCTTTGAATTGAGGAAGTCCATTAACTCTACCGTCAATCGTCAGTCTTCTTGCCTGATCAAGTGAGTCATCTAAGGCTCCGCCAAGCCTTTTTACATAATCGATAAACTCATCAATTGTCTTAATTGCTCCACTCTTAATCGCGTCATTAAGAGCTTTGACATCGGCTTCTGTCCTCAGACTGATTATGAGATCGTCACCCATAAATCCATAGAACAGGCTAGATTAGTCTGCCAAGAAAAAAGGGGGCCATTCAGCCCCCTTCCTGTTATAGTCAAGGATCTCAGGCGTTTACATCCAGATCAAGCTTATACGGACCGTAACCGGTCAGTGTTGCGGTCCAAGAAACAATGGAGCCTGCTTCGATCGATTCAGAATAACCCTGTAGAGTACCATAGCCATACACGGCTTCATCTGTGCCAGTGGGGCCGACGCGAACAAATTTAACACGCAGGCTATTGGCCACAGTGTTTTGCTCAGTCAAGCGCAAGATCTGATAGCCTGCGTCTTTGAAGTCAGCCACGCCTTCAAGGCTAACACTCCAGGACTTAGAGGTAGCAATTGAAGTGTTGAAACCCCGAGTTTCATCGTCATAAGTAACGATATCTTCGGATGACGTATCGGTTTCCAGGGCAGCATTGGTCAAACCATATAAGCGGAACGGTTGATCTGCACCGTCCATGTTATATGCAGTTGTTTCAACAGTGAAAATACCAGTGCTTCCGTTGAATGCGACCGTAGAGCCAGATGAGGCGATGTTAAGACCATCGCCAGCCGTGGAGCTGTCGGTTTTCAGGAACTTGGTAGAAGCGGAAGTTCCAATAGCACCAGTAATGCCAGTGAAAGAAATATCAACCTCATTAGAAGAAAGAGGTAAGATATAAACATCGTAGCCAAAGGCTGCGGAATAATTTGCCACGGATAAAAATCCGGAATGAATCCGGCCGAAACAACAAAATCGGGGGGATCCACCCCTCTTTTGTAGGTTGCCAAATTACGGAACCCTACTTAATTTCTGTTTTTAGGGGGTGATGACAATTGTGGCTTGATCAGTGCCTTGAGTGCTATAAGCTTCCAGAATGAATTCAGTAGGAGTAGTAACTGTTATCGTGGTGCTACCGAAATCAGGCCAGTCATATCGTCCATTAAATCTTACTTCCTGTACATTCGAAGTCGCCCATGTCACCAAGTATTCATTTGGATTTGCAGTTGCTTCATATTCAAAGGATACAACAATCGGATCGAGAACGACGATTTCAATACCCCCGGATCCAGAAGTGAAGTCATTGTACGCAGTAATATTATAGGTAGTTGTGCGATCAACAGTAAATATCTGGGAATCAGACAGGTCAATGTTGCCAACGCCGTTATCCATCTCAGCTCTAAGAGCACTATACACAGACCACGTCAATGTAACGTCTTGACCAGGCTGGATATAGTTAATATTACTAGAGATAGATACAGTAGGTTGTGGGCCATAAACAGCCATCCCGTCAATATCAAGAGGCTGATTCGACGGGATTGTCACAACTGTCTGAACCCTCGCGTTCAACCCTTCCGAAGTCCTCACGGTTTGCGTAGATGTCGCCCCACGAAATAGTTGCATGATCCGGCGTGCAGCGTTGTTTACATCTTCTCCAGTTGCAGGATCCCATGCAACAAGGAAAACCTTCCATTCGTTAACTAATTCGCTGGAATCTGTTAGAAAATCAATTCTACTTAAATCAGATATATCGTGTATAATGCATTCGACACCATTTACTGATTCTATAGAAGGTATACTGGTGCCTGGTGTCAAGACATTAATGGCTTTTTTGGTCTGACCAGATAAAAATTTATAAGTACCAATATAAGACGCAAAGTCTTCGTCAGCGTCAAGAAGTCTATAAATTACACCCGGACTATCGGGAAAAACTTGAGACATTTAACGAGACGATTCCTGCCACCTAGTGTGCCATTCGTGGAAACATATAGAAGGGTAGGGAATGCTTATGGCGAATGGTGACTTTGTCGTCTACGTCATTCTCTCCTCGTAGATGATGAGCCTCTCAGGTTTGCCCCGCGAACGGGCTGGTGAGTACCTTTTTAATCTTGAGGCCATGAACGGTAAAGAAGCAAAACGACTCTGGAGGCAATCAATTCGCGATGCATGGAACAACAAATGTGCGTATTGCGATTGCCCGCCGATTGATGTAAAAAGCCTAACACTAGATCATGTAAGGCCTAAAAGCAAAGGGGGAGAAGACAGAACTAGCAATTGTGTGCCTGCATGCAAGGACTGCAATCATTCCAAGGGAAGCGAAGATTGGATTAAATGGTATCGAAAGCAAGATTTTTATACTATATATTCAGAAATGCGAATCAAGAATTGGCTTCAAACCGGTATAGTGGAAAGCTCAATCTATGAAAACTGGATAGCTAGTTGATAAGTGTCAATACGACGTCTTCTTGTGCATAAAACTTGCCATTAATCAAAGGCATTTCAAGATAGATTTTCCTACCACACGGGGATTTCATCTCAATACGTTTTTCACTGGCCGACTCCAAGGCTATAATCATTCCCTTTACTTTGTTGTCATATAGCATTGGAGCTAATATTATTGCATTCTCACTCATAAATGCGAGCAATGAAGGCGGCGGACCGTCAGCAGCTTCCTTGAGATCCTTGAAGACAAATAAAGCCCAGGCAGGCATAAGGTTATTGGAAACCAAAGCCATGGCAGCAGATCCATATACGCTGGTGGGAATATTCTTTTCATCCCTAGGTTGATACAAGAAGAAATCATCCATCTTGAATGGTTCCTTTCTTCTTTTGGGATCTCTATTTGAATTGGAAATTACTGAAGTCAGTAGGGCGACGGGGGCTTCGTT